CAAGTCCCTTGTTGCGTACAAACCCAAACCATGCTTGTTCTTTCTTCTCAAACCAGTCATAGTCTATAAATCCAGAGTCTTGCAAGTCTGTTATAAGAGTAGCTGCCCACGCATCGTCACCCTCTATATTAAGGGTCTTAAATATCTTATTCTCAAGTGGCTGTATATTGAACACGCTTTGTATCTCAGAAGGCTGAAACTCTCCGTAGAACGTGTTACGCTCCTCGTTGACGCTATGACGGTAAAGATTACCCCCGTTAAACGTATAGAAGTAATTATTCATCCCAATCATCCAATCGGGGTTGTAGGTGTAGAAGGATGGGAATCCCTGTACATCTTCATCGTATGTAAGTGTATAATTAGGCATATATTAACAATTTCCTATAGCTATAATAACTCCGTTCACAACTTGCATCCAGTTATCTGTTGGGTATCCATAGTATCCATCCGCTAATACAGTTTGACCATAAGCATCTTCAAATACCCAATCGTATAAAGAAGGTATCCCAACAGCCCCATCTTGAGGTGCATTGTAATACTGCTCTGTAAGAGGGTCTGCACAAGCTGCTGATGAGCTTGGATGAACTAATGTAGATGGATATCCAGTTAGTATAACTGGACATTCAATCTCAATGCTAAATGCTGTATCTGGGCACACACCTATTATTGATATGTCAAGTAAACTCGGTATTGAACTTGTCTTTGGTATTACCATAGTACATCGACCTGGAGATACGGCAGAAAAACTTAGCTCTCCTGCACCGGGTGTTATGTTCGTGGCGGGTGCTCCAGTTGCAACAAATCCTATACTATTGATATACTCATACTCATTAAGTGCATAGGTAGTTCCTGCAACTGGCACACACACAGCCGTGCTTGCACCTATGTAAGTATACCCTAAATTTCCACCATGGTATCCATCTACAATAGAGCTCAATGTGTTGTATTCAATTCCATCGTATGTCACTTTTATACCATCAGGTATAGCCGCAGGATAGAATTTGATTACAATAGCTCCAACATCTGTTGCCTCTCCACCTACATCAACTTGCATAGAATATATTCCAGCTCCTGAAGTTACATTTATAATTGGTTCTCCGCAAGGCAATATACACGCAGGACAGTTTTGTATAGGTCCTAATATGCAATCAACCTGCTCTCTTGATATTCCACTCCCATCAGAGTAGAACCCATTAGGAGCACATAGTATTAAAGTAGCATCAGTAAAGACTGACGTTGAGTTAGCTAATGTTGTTCCGTTTATATAAAATGTAGACATAATTTAATTTTTAACAACTGCAACAAGATGAAATTAATGTGTCACCAGAACATAGGTCAATCTCTACAGATATTCTATAATCCCAAATAAGATACAAATATTGTCCTGAAGCAGGCATTGCAAAGTTAGCGTAATATTTATTAGTACCATTAAACAATGTTGGAGTAGCTATTGTAGCTGCTGCCAATAATAACTGCATATCCACATCGTTGTCAAGATAAAGAGTATCACTTCTAAAGTATCTAAAGTTATTTACTAAATCATTGAAATCAAAGTTATCAAAATTAATCTTGTTGCAATCAATGCTAATAGTAGCTAAGTCGGATGGTATAATACCAGCCCCCTGTCTTCCTTCTATTAATGCATAATCAGATGTTACAGGATTAGATACAGCATCGCTTGCAAACTCAACTAATCTTGAATGTAAAGGAGAGACAAATGAACCATCAGTCCAACTATACTCACTATGTATGTACTTGCCGCTATCCGCATTGTTTGTTAAGCTAATAGGAACTATTGTCATTAACTCAGCTTGAGGGCAACCTACAGTAAAGCTTTCAATTATAGTCTTATCAAACGCAAATCCATTACTTATTGTAAAATCAATAGTTTGAGCAGATACAGAGTTCTTGTTAATTATAAACGATGCAGATACTGGAGGATTGTCACTTGTATACGAATATCCAATGTCATTGTAAGTGTAATCTACAAAAAACTGTTTAGGTGGAACTAAAAGTAAAGGGTTGATTGTGTAGCTCACAACTATATCTCCGACTAAAGCTCCTACATTGACACAGAACTCATATGGTGTAAGCTCGGTTACTACTATATTACCTATAGATATACCACAATCTACGCATTCAGATGCAATAGGCTTAAGTATATCGTTAGATGTAAGCACATACTCGTCCATATATGGGTCAAACCCACCTAGCTTCTGAGTGTTAAATGATTCATTAAACAAGTCTCTAAACCAAGTACGCATACCAAACTCAGACACAACAGCTAACTGCTCATTCTGACCTCCACTACCTTTAAGTTGTATTACAGCACCACGTTTAGCGTCCGTAAAGTACTTATCAGCACCCCACTGAGCAAAACTCTCAGGGTTATTTGATATACCAAACTGCTCAACTCTAGCTATTTGCTTTCCTAATACTTCTGGCACTGCTACTAAAGCACTTCCTCCACCGGCATCCGATAGGATATCTTTTCCTACGTACACGTATGATATCTTATCCTCTTGCAATGTAAGTATGTCAGTCTCTCGACCAACAAGCTTTTGCACAGGACCAAATGACTTTTCTAGTGACTTAAAGTTAAGTAGACCTAAGTTAAACTCATTTAGTTTATTTACGTTATTCTCTTCATTGTACACGCCACTATATGTCAAGTCTGCAAATCTATGAGCCTCTCTATATTCCTTCTCGCTTGTACTAAATATTCTATTTCCAAGATTAAATGTTTTGCCAACTATAGAGTCACGTATCTTGTAACTTTCTGCACCATTACCAAATGAAAAACAATTATAGAAATCAGTATTAATTATAGCAGGTGTTGTTGATGTTTGATATACACCACCTGTTCCTTCGTGATATCCATTTGAATCAATTGCATAAGTGTCTGCAGACTCAAACCATACATTAGGTAAAGCATCTTGAGGTTCTGTTTCAAATACTACAACTGTATCTATTCTTCTTATGTTAAAGTCTACTTGTATTTTAGAAACTTTATTTTTCGTATAACCACAAGCTTTAATGTTGTTAAAGTATATTATACTTTGGGTTGTAGCTCCGTCTCCTTCTTCATACCAAACAAAAGCCTCATTGTTTTCACAATCGGTGTTAATATTTTTACCAATCCAATTATATTTTACATTTCCAGTGCCTGTATCTAAAATTTCTTGAAAATTTGATGCAACTAAAAAATCATACACATTAGCATAATACTTATTCGCTGTCAATGTAGTTTTTAAGCTATAATCTCTTGCTGGGCAGTTTGTTAAAGAGCCTTTTCTATCAATTTGTATGTTAATATCTATAGTAGAACCAGCGGGCATATCTAAATCTACGTACGGATTATCAGTAGTGCCTAACGTAATACCTATATTAAGTCCACATTCGCTTTCACTTTCTCTAAAATTAGAAGAAGGTCTATACGTATCAGGACTCTCTATTATATTTAGATTATTTGGATTTATTTTCATATAAGTCCCCGCCACACTACCTACAACTATATCCTCAGAAGCATACGCATCTTTTTCAAGAACTGTAGCATAGACACAGCTACCTGCCACTCCTGACGAGTCTTTTTTTACTAGCAATCTATCTCCTTCTTCAACTTTTCTTGAATTTTCTCCTTCTAAAAGGAAATACGCCATTGAGTCTTTTAGAGATTGGTAATATATGCTGCTGTATATTACATCATAATTTTCTTCATCAGGTTTAATTACAAACTTATAATTAGTAGCCCACTTAGGAGCTATCTGTCGTGGAGGTATAGCTACTTGTATATTGTTTTTAGTGTCAGATGCACTACAAGGAACACTTAGTGAATTGTTCTCACTAACAACTGCCGTACTTGAACGACCATATTCGTCCATATATACCATACCTATTTCATACCCTCTATTGCTATGTAGGCTACCTAAAGAATCAGTAAGCTGTAATGTTGCAAAAACAGATGTTACATCATAAAACTCATATACATCATTTGTAGTATTAGCACCATTAGTTACATCATCTACAAATCTCACATAAGGTAAAGCAAACCCAATAATGTCTTTTAATATGCCAGATGGAGATGCTAGAATAGCTATAGCTTCATTTGTCTCATACGCTAAATTACCTACAAAAGAATTTCCACTTGTTCCGCTAGCAAATTTCTTCACAGAACCGCTTGGAGTAGTAGATGTTAAAGTATTATTTATTTTACAATTAAACTCATCTGTAAATGTATTACCATTACAAGAATCATCTCCTGTTGGAGAGTATACATCTAATATATTTCTTGGGCTATTAACACCTACTGAATTTCTAAATTCATCACTAGTAGCTAGTTCATATACACTTGTATAATCTTTAATTAAAGTAAAAGGAAATGAAATATCTATTGATAAATTTTGAGACGAAGGCGTTACTGGACCTCCAAAACTGCTATGTGTAAAGCTTATTTCAAAAGTTAATACAGAACCTTTTTTTAAATCATTAACAAATGTACTTAGATTGACTAATCCAAAACTATCTTGAGTTCTTGTAATGCCTCTTGATACTATATTATAAGTTATAGGTGCTTCATATCCTGTTTCAGTTACACCAAATGGAGCTTCGCTTATTAAACTTACTCCGTATTCTATCTGAGTAGGATTCCCATCTCGCTCTAAATTATACCCATCTATGTAATTGCCGTAGATAACTCTATTGCCCATAATAGTTTGAGCTAAGGCAAATCTAGGAACATTATCGTACAATCTTAATATCTCAGAGTCAGGAAGTATAGTAAATATATTACTATTGCTAAATAAGAAAGTTGTAGTGGCATTGTCTCCAAGCCCGCTATCTTCTTTATTTACCTTTTCCATGACTTTTATTACACTACTCTGAGCTTCTTTAAATAACAAATCAATGCTTTTAACTAAAGGACCTCCTGTGTTATAAGATACATTAACTGCATTAAAGCTATTCACCATGCCCTCATTCAAGAAACTATCTGCACTAAAATCAAATAATTTAGGTGCAAACGCAGGGTCTGAGAATGGAGATGTTGCCGAGTACTCACCGTTCTCGTATCTGTATCTATATGCAAAACATATATACCTATCCTCTAAAAACTTATCTTGCGATGCGGGGATATCCACTAATTCAATAGTAGGTGCGTATAGTGGTGGTCTCTTTATGACAAGTAGTCTTTCTTCCAATAAAGTTGGGTCACCATCGTAATCTATTCCGGATACATTAGGTTGAGCATATGACTTAGTTACGTTTATGCATCTAGGTGCATTGTAGTTGTCCGTAAAGAACAACAAATCATTCACCTTATCTACGCCAGTTATTAAGTATTTAGGGTTAAAGTTTAGAGTGGTATTCAAAGACCCTCCATCACTAAGGCTTATAAGGTGGTAATTTACAATGTCAGACTTAGTATCATATGATACTATTAAATCTAATTTATTTGTAAGGCTACCAGCAAAATTATCATCGTGAACAAACCAATATAAAGTCTCATTTGCTCCATCCTGAAAAGCCCCTATAGTCCTTGCAGAAGCTCCTAGTGCTGTTCCATTATATACTAATGAAGTTAATCCAAGATTACCCTTAGTGTTCTCAACTACTCCAATCTCAGATTGTTCCGTTGAACCCATTCTGACATTTACTGCGTTTATGTATTCACCATCAGGTACAAGCCGTTCATCAACGGACTTGTTCATCTTTCCCTTTATAAAAGTTCTTGTAATATTTGCCATATTATTTCAACCACTTATTTTGTCCTCGCATATTCATTAACAATCTCCCCGGATGGATATTGCTTATTCTTATTTTTGCATTTCTGAACAAAGCAGTTTTTCTTTTCTGTGCTCTTCTAACAACATATTCTTGTACATTTAGTTTGCTATTTAGTATAGCATACTCAATATGTGCATACAAGTAATCTTCAAATAACTTATTTACTGTTACCTTAGAGTCATCGCCATTTTCCATACCATCAGATATATACTCAAGAACACAAGACTCTCCTGCCATATCAGAGCTAAAGTTTATAACACCTGTCTTCTTATCTACAACAAATGTAGGGTTGAAATTAGCTGTTTCTGTATTTAGACCAAATCTAGCTCCTACATTATAGTCAAAGTACCAATCTCCACCATCATTATATCCATACGCTCCATTAAAACTACTTAAATTATTAAGGTATATGCTCTTAGCTATGCCCGTAATTCTATCTGTATCTAAGTCAGAAAATTTAGTTATTATATTTCCGCTTCCATCAAATAATATCTTGCCATCTCCATTTTGTGAATATGCCGCAGATGAATTAACTTGAATGTTCTCAGTAAGTGGTCTTAGTACACCATTTTTATATAAGCTCAATCTAACCCAGTTTACGTAGTCTGACGGCAATATAAATCTAAGATTGTCATCTACATTCAACTGAAGTACTTTAACCTCCTTAAACGCATCGTAATTAAGCTCTTGTACAGCTCTCTTAGCGTGGAACAGAATCTTATACCTCTCTTCATTATTTACTAATGAATGATTACCGCTATACATTAACATAAAATTGTTAACGATATCATAAAGGCTTACATATTGGTACGAACCCCAATTCTCATCCTCAGGTAAAGTACCTGCGTTGTCGTAGTATTGATATTGTGATATATATGCCATTATTGTGTAGATGCTGTTTCTTTTTGTTCTTCCATATTAGCAAACTGAACTACATCAGCTTCTCTTATTTGTACTCCAGAGTATTGAAGTATCTTTATGATTAATGAAGTCTCATCATCTAAAGGTAGCTCAAAGTCTTGGTAGTCATTTTGTGATTGGTCAAATACAGGCTCTCCGCTTATAAGGGTTGCGTATGTCCATTTAGGGTCTTTAGGGTATCTTATGTATTGAGAAAGGACCTGACCTATTTTATTGATTGTATTTGGGAATGCAGTTAGTATTCCGCCCTCTTGCGTGTACGCAGGAAATGTAAGGTTTGGCTTAGTTAATAAAGAATTGTTAA